TATTCACCTACCTTTATTTTTTGTGTTAGAGTATAGTATTTATCAACTTCTACTTCTAACATTTTTGTACAATATATTGTTTCTTCATCTTCACTTATAAAGTCTATACTTATCATTGGTTTATCTACATATAAACTTATACTTGTTTCTTTATGTGTTGAATCTATTTCAGTCCATGTTATACCTTCTACCTTAGTAGTATTATCTGTATAATTTATTCTATATTTAGTACATTTTGCATCATCATAATCATTTATATCAGTTATTGAGTTATTTACTCTTATAGCACCTTGTAAATAAGTTTCAGATGTATCTTCATCTATTACTGATATTGTATTTAAAAAGTTTAAATCTACTACTTCATATATATTCTTAGTCCAATTTTGTAAATTACTATTCATTTGAAAGTTAGTTTCACTTATTAAATCATTTTGTGTTATTGTTAAATCATTTAAATAGTTATTTGGTATTTCTACACTCGACATTGTCATATTATTTTGTTTTGATATATTGTATAAATTTCTTGAAAATACTAATGAACCATTTGAGTATAGATTCGAATACAGGGGGCTAAGAACATTCGTATTTACATAAGGTTGTCCATTATATCCATTTGCTAAATTTAATTGTTGAAAATATAAATTAAAATATTTTGATGGATCTCTTACTGGACTACTTCCAGGTTGATATAAATAAGTTAAGAAATATGAATAATTTAATATATTATATTTTCTATTGAATGCTACATTTGAAAATCTTAAATCAAATTCTGCATCCTCAAATGTATATATATTAGTCCAATTCAATGTTTCTTTTGCTAAATATAAATTTACATCATTATCAGATTTTGTTAATCTTGCTACTATTAAATTATTATTAGTATCTAGTAAAGGTACTAATTGTTCTAAATAACTATTTTCATTTACATATGTGTTTGAATACATTGTTGAAACTGTTGTTCCTTGTATATGATAAAGTTCTATTATTGTATTTACATAGTTAGCACTTATTCCTCCACTATCCATTTGATGATTTGTATATACTATATATGATTCTGTATTAGTTCTAAAAGCATAATTGCAAGTTCTCATAAATGTTATTGTGTCTTGTGGTGTAGAATAATCTTTAATTTTTGTATAATTTAATGTTCCTGTTCCATTTTTTAATAGCAATAAATTACTATATTTTATACCAGAATTTACTGTATAGGAATAAGCAATTATTGAAAATTCAAAATTATCACTACTATCCCAAAATACTCCACCACCTAAAAACTTTCTTGTATAATAACCACTTTCAATCGAAGTAGATCCATATCTAGTTACCTGAACAGGTTGTCCAACTTCAATTGTTAATTCTATTGCTCTTGCATAATAATTATTTCTTGAATTAGAACCTAATAGTACATATTTACTTGAATTTGGAGCTTTTGATATTTCTCTACATTGAAAAGTATTATCTCCTAAATTATATGAATATCTTAAATTAATTTTATATTCATCGTTTACTGGTAAAGTAAAGTTATTCAACATTATAAATCTTTTTGTTCCACTTGCTCCACTTATATTCTCATCACTTGTATCATCTACACCATAAATATTTGCATTTTCATCCATTACTAATTTTTGAATAGATCTTAATTTTGTACCACTATCAAATTCTTCTAATATTACAATAGGTTTCATTTTATCATCTAATATTCCTACCCATCCAAATATTTGATTATTATATTCATATCCACCATATGCTACTGAATATGCTCCATATTTTTCTGGAACTTTCATAATTCCATTTAATGAAAAAGCATCATTTGGTGGAATTATATCAGACCACATATATTTTTGATTTTCTAATATATTAAAATCTATATCGACTGGTGAGGAAATTTCTAAATTACCTGTTACATAATTAAGTAATTGTTCTTTATAATCTTCTGTCATATTTTACCTCCTATATTAATACACCATCTAATCCAAAGTCTAATGATGTTGGATTACTTACTACAATTTCTTCTACGTTAGTGTCATAGAATTGTATTAAGGCTGTACTTTCTAAGTCTATGTTTCTTGTTATTGTTTCACCTTCACCTATATTTCCTTGATTTTTTGCTCTTTGATTATCAAAGTAATTTATTGCATTCTCACTATTGAAATTACTACTTAATTCATAGGTATAAAAGATTTCTCCTGCATTTAAGTACATATCTATTACTTTTGACTTAACCATATAATCTGTTGAAAGTTCTTCAAGTGGGGCATCATAATTTACTATTTGTCCTACATCAAATAAATCTTTTCCTGATATTACTTTTAATGTTATTTCAGCACTACCTTTATATTTGATATAACTTTGTCCTATTTTTATAAGTTCTTGACTTGATGTTGTATCATTTCTATTCTCATAACGTGATATAGTTCCTTTTCTTCCTATTTGATTACTTACTCTAGTTGATTCTGTTGTATTAAGTATAATTTCTCTACCTTTTACTATTGCATAATAAGTTATTACTATTACTGCTCCAGCTGAATATGTTGTATTTGCATTAAATGTCATTTCTCCAGGTTGGTAAATAAAGTCTGCACTTACTCCTAATTCTTCTTCAGATTTAGTTGCAAAAGTTTTTTCAACTCCATTTACTGTTATTTTTTCTATAATTCCTATTTTGTTTTGACACATAAATGAATCTCTATATCCATCTGCAATTAATGTTTCTGTTTGTGTTATATTTGCAAATACTTCATCAGATGTCATTATTTGCTTATTTCTATAATCATTAGTAGAGTAGTTAAAACTTATATCTTCTATATCGTTTTGCTCAAAATAACTTTGAGTAGATTCAATAGGACTTGCTTGTGGCATTAATGTTGGATCGTAGAAATCAATAGCAATTGTATTTTCATCTACCATTCTAGTAGTCCATTTTGACTGAGTTATATCTGCTATATATTGGAATACATCATAAGCAGTTTTATTTAAAGTAGAATAAGCATTGATTTTATCATTAGGAGTTAATAATTCTATATTACCTACAACAAAACCATAATCACTTATACTAGCAACTACTTGATTTATTGCTTCAGTAATTGTTTTATCAGTAATAACATAGTTTAATGTTTCTCCTTCTGATAAAAGAGTTTTAAAATCTAATATTTGTAAATCTACATAATGAGGATCTCTTGGATTTAAACTGATATTTCCTGTATTTTTAACACATCCACAGAATACTAATATTTCACCTACATTGTTTAATTGTTCTAATAGAGTAGGGTCTGTTATTTGTTCATATGTTGGTATATTTAAAGCATAATATATTGTCATATTATTACTTTCTAACCAAGTTTTAAATGCACTTGTTGTTTGTGTTAAAGTTTCATCATAAAATGATATTTTACCAGATATTTCAACAGATATTCCTTGATTACATCTATAAGTGTAATTAGCCGATAAAGGAATAAATTGATTAGAAATTATATCTCCTATTGTGCCAGCATTTGCAGGTCTTTTTATTAAATTAACAACACCAGTATATCTTATTTTATATTTTCCACTTGTATTTGTACCTGCAACTTCATAGGTTTCACTACCATCTAAAACAACTTTACCAATTTGTTTTTCTACATACCATACTTTTCCATAAGGTTCATAACTTGTTGCTTGAGTACCTTTTTCTAGTTGTGTAACATAATTTTCAGGATTTACTCCTAATGTATTTCTATATGCTATTGTTACATAACCATTTTCACTTTGTTTTTGAATGGGTCTATTTGTATATACTCCATTAGTTCCTGTTGAAGCACCAGAACTTACACTTCCAGATAGAAAGAATAAATTAGCACCACCATTTGTATTCATAGGAGCAGTTGTACTTAATATAAATGTCCCATCTCCTACATATATTGACTTATATGTTAAATCACTTGTTATTCCTGTATAATTTTCATCAAATAAATTCTTTCCAGTACTTTTTTTAATTCTATCTTGATAATTACCTATTTTACATAGTTCTATATCTCCTAAATTGAATTGATAAGGTAAACCTCCAATTGTTTCAGTAATAGTCCCTGTTTTATTTATTATTGGCTTTGGTGAATCTGGTGTTGGTGTTCCTTCTTGAGTTGTTTCTCCTAATATTTCAAAGTCTATTTCTTCTTCTTGTATTATTTTGCATTTACTATAATCTTTTGGAAAATAATAGTTAGAATTATAATCTTTTGTATCTTCCCAAGCCTTTGGATAACAATTTTTTAGTATAGTAGAAGAAGTAGAAAGCATTTCTTCTTTTATTTGAAGTGTGCTATCTGATACTACTTCTTCATTATCTATTAATATTTTAATCATAGTCCAGCACCCCAGTTATAGTCATTTTTAGCCCCTCCTGAGAATGTTTTAACTCTATTGACTACTTGTCCTAGTGGGTCTAATTCCATGTTATTTTGAACGTTTACTTGTACGTTAGGACTATATGTTGAACTCATTGCTCCACTTATGTGAGGTTGCATATTAAACATACTATCGATTGTATCTTGTACTTGTGATTTCATACCTTCCATACCTTGTTCAAAACCTACCATGTTCATTTTACCTATCCATTCAAATTCAGTAGATGGTGAATGTACTCCAAATATACCTTTAATTGCTTTTAATACACTATTTCCAAAACCTTTGATTTTCCCAATGATCCAGCTCGTAACGTTTTGGATTCCTGACCACAGTCCACGAATAAGATTAGCTCCTATGTTTATTAGTTGACCTGGTAATTGATTAAATATATTTACTATTGAGCCTATAACCTTTGGAATATAACTTAATATTTTTGGTATAGCCTTCATAATTCCATTTAGTAAACCTACAATTAACTTTCCACCAACTTCAATAAGTAATGGTAAATTATCTAAAAGAATTGGTATTATTTCTAATATTGCATCTATTATCATTGGTAACATTGTTGGAAGTTCATCAGCAAGTGCTTGAATTATCATAATAGCACCTTCAATAATACTTTGAATTAATTGAGGTAATATTTTTACTAAACCTTTTATTGCTTGAATTACTGCATCCATTAAAATTGGTATTAGAGTAGGTAGTGATTCTCCTAAACTTTTTAATAAGGTAATTGCACCTTCTATCAATGCTGGTAATATTCTTTGAAGTAATCCAGGTAAAACTGCAACTATTTTTTCTATAACACCTGGAAGGGCATCTGCTATTGCTCCTAAGGCTCTTTCTATAACAGGAAATAAATTTTCTAAGAATGTAACTGCTGAATTAACTAAATCTTCTGTTAATTTTCCCATATCTGAACCATCTTTTGAAAAACCAGTAACAAAATTACTCCAAGCAGATTTTGTCATGTTTAATGAACCTTGTATTGTTTTTCCTGCTTCTTCTTGAGTTTTACCCCAAGCACCAGCAACCTCTGCATAATGTTGTATTACATCTATTATTTCTTCATTAGTTAATTCTTTTACATCTTGAATACTTCTACCTAAAACACCACTTGCATTAGCTGCTTCAACAAATCCTTCTTGTGTACCTTTAATACCTAAATTTAAGTTATCTAAGTATGAATAAGTACCTTTTAAAGCCCAGTTAATAGCATTTTGATATTGTTCTGTACTTCCTCCATATGTATTAAATAAATCTGAAGAAAGTTGCAATGTTTTATTTGTATATTCTATTGCTTTTGTTTCATCAGCCATACCATTTTTAACTAACATATATGATCCTTCAAAAGCATTCAAATATTCATTTTGGCTCATTGTTAAATCTTTATAGGCTTGTTCTGATGTTTTAATAATTGCATTCATTTCAGCAGAACCTTTACCAAACATTGATTCAAGTCCACCTTCTAATTGTTCGAACTCTGCAAAACCTTTAACTGATGCTGTTACTAATGCTGTTACTGCTGTGGTAGTTGCTATAATTGCTGTTGAGGCTACTTTAAAAGCACTACTGACACCACTTGCTACTTTAGAGGTAGTTTTATCTAAATCTTTACTATCACCTTTAAAATGATAGATTACATTACCACCATTTGCATTATTCATTTTTTCACTCCTTTCTATAAAAAAAGAGTTAAAAGGGCTTTTCCCCTTTAACCCTTAAAGAGTTTTATTCACTTACTTCAGTTCCTGTTCCATTAATTGTCATTGTGAAATCAAATTGTCCTTCATCTTCAGCAGCTCCTCCTAATGATGAAAGTGTTAATTTTGTATTTACTGAATAAGTTGTATATTCTAATACACCATTATTTACTCCTGTTAATAAATCGAATTTTGCTAAAACATTATTAAATTGACTTATTGTTCCATTTTCTACTAATGTGTGTACATTTCCTAGAATTTTTCTTATTGCTTGATTATTTATATCAAGTTTTATTGTTCCTTCTAAACTCATTGCTACTCCTGTGATTATTGAACGTTGAATTGAATCACAGAATACATACCCATATATCTTCAATAGTGGTTGTTAATCACTATTCGTTCTCTTATGAACTGCTATATATTTCTATATAGATGAGACTATATCTTCATCTTCAACTTTACTTGGTAAGATGCCTCGCACTTCCACTCACTTGAGTGTACTTCCATTTTGGAATAGTCGTTGAACCTTCCCTTTAGGGCTTGGCTGCTGATTATCTCCAACTTTACTTGGTAAGATTTTCCAGCAATTCACGAGGTTTTTATTGAAAAGTATTTCTACTTAACCGACCAATATGTTTTTAGTCTTTTTCTTCAAATTCTGTATTAAGTGTTAATTCACTTACTGTACATAATTTTGTATATACTGAAGTTTCAGAAGTTCCTGTATTTATATAAAGATTTTTAATAACATCTCTATTTGTTACATAAAATTCGTTCATTGTTTGCTCCTTTCCTAAGCAACTCTATTCACAATACATTGAAATATCATTGAATATCCAACTCTACGAATATCCATATATTCTATTGCTTGTGGATTTGAGTATTGTTTAAATATGATTTGCCACTTTTCATTAGTTCCATAATCAAGTAAAATATGTTTACCTATTAAATCTCCTAATTCAGTAGCCATTGTTTTCATTTCTCTTATTGATTTTCCATATATAACTATTTCATAATAATTAAATAGAGGATCTATATCTTCAAAGAATACTACTTTTTGTCCTGGCTGTTCTTGTACTACAATTACTTCTTCATCTTCATTGTTAGTAGAATATTCAGCTTTTACTTTAAAAGTAGGATATAAACTTTGAATATATTTGATTAAAACTAGATTCTTCATTACATTGTTTCCTTCCATGCTCTATTAATAGATGCATCTTCTATTTGTTTTTGATATTGTTTTAAAGTCCATTCGAACCATTTAGAGTGTGTTCCTGAAGTAGTCCAATTAGTAGATCCATCAGGTAAGTTCCATACTCTTAATGCGTAATTAGTAGGGGATGTAAGATAATAATCACCATTTGAACCTCTAACAGCTCTTGCCATAGTTGTACTTCTTAATGTTCCTGCATGTCTTGGCAATGCACTTTTTGGAATATGTGTATATGACATATCTAATGTTGCTCTTGCCATATTATACATTGCTATATCAGGTATTTTCTTTAATCCCATTTCTACTTTTTTGTTAATTTGAACTTCAACAGAATAATTCATTTTACTAAAATTGTAATGTTTACTATTTTATTAAATATCCAGTTATCTTTTACTTCCAATACTGAGTGTTTTTCTCCTTTAAACTCAACTTCATCACCAATACGTATATCAATATTGCCCTTAACTATGAAATATCCTGTTGCTTCTGGATGTGTATATGTTCCAAAAGAAACTCTTAAATCTTGATTATAAGGACATAATTTAATAGGAACTTTGTTAATATCCTCATCATCATATGGATCATTACTTAAGTCCCTATTGTATTGATATAAATATCCATCTAATAAATTAGTTAGTACCAAAAGGCATATTAACACTCATATTTGTATTTATTGGATTTCCTCTATATAAATATCCATTATTAGCAAGTATTCTTAGTGCTAGAGTAGAGTAGTCAGTATTTAACTCACTTTCCATTTCTCCAGCTTTTACTCTGCCTTTATAGTCAATTAATGGAATATCATATTCAAGCATGAATCTTAATTGTTCCATACTTGCATTTTTAATTGCAGTAGGGCAAGTATTTTCATCCCAGGAAGGATTACGATACTTTAACCCCACTTGTGAATATATAATTTCACTTGCTCCCTCAATTTTCCATTCTTCATCAAAGTCTGAATATTGAGGATATTTTTCTATAAATTCTTCTTTTGTAAAGAAAGTCATATTATGACCTCCTTTCTATTAAACTAATCTGAATACTGCTTTTGATTCAACAACTTTAGCACCAAATAAGATATTTCCTTCAAATACGAAGTAACCAGGCCATCCTTGTGGACTAACATGTTGTACAAATGCATCAAAGAAAGCATCTCCAACTATTGCCATTGGATTGAAGAAATATCCTTTAATTGTTGCTGGAGTTTCTCCTGAAGTTTGTCCTAATACTGTGTCATTTACTGCAAATGCACTAACACCATATGCTCTTGCGATAGTACCTCTATCAACACCTTCAACACCTTGCATAGTTTCATATTTTAAAACTGATGTTAAAGCAGCAACATATTTACCATATTCAGTAGCAGATAATGCTAATCTATAATCATCATAAATGTCAGCATTAAACATATCAGCACTTAAACCAGTTAATAAACTTACATAATCATCATTTGTTGATGGATTCCAAGTTTTATTAGTGATATTAGTGTCTGCTGCTAATTTTCCAAAACCATATGTATCAATTGCTTTTGCAACTGCTGAATCTTTCTTTTGTAATGCTGAATCTAATGCATTAGCAATTCCTGATCCTGTTACTAATATAGGTATTCTTATTGAATAATCCATTGGTAATTCAGTTAAATCAACTTTTACTGTATCATATGCCATTAATGATGGAGTTAGTTGATTTGCTATTTCCTTAGTATTTCTTTTATTGATAGTTACATCATCTGATTTTAATACTTCTATCATTGGTGTACCAGCATTTCTTAGTTCACCAATATAAGAATCATTTAACATGTTATAGAATGAACTTCTATAAACTATATTTTGATAAATTCTCTTAACTGTACTTTGTAAGTCAAGACCTATTTCTGTATAATTCATAAATTAATCCTTCTTTCTTTTTATTTTTTTATTAATAAACTTGCTATACTTGTATTACGAGTAATAACAGGTTCTGTTGGTTTTGTATCTTGATTAGATTTAAAACCAGGTTCATTTGGTACATCTGCTACCTTGTTTGATTCAGGGAAGTATGTACCTTTAAATTTTTCTCCAATTTTTGAAAGTGCTGTTTCATTGTCATCATCTGCAAATAAACTATTTCTTAATTTTGATACTTCTTCAAAGTTTTCTTTTTTAAAACCATATGAAGCCATATCTCTTTCAAGTTCAACACGTTTATTAGATTCTGTTAAACTAACATTTCTTGCTTCTACATCTTCATACTTCTTTGATATATCATCAAATTTACTTTGTAAGTCTGCTAGAGTAGTGCTTGAAGCCTTATTTGCTTCTGCAACTGCTTCTTTAACTTTAGAATCTACTTCTGATGATTCTACATAACCCTTTCTTAAATCTTGAGTTAGTTTTTCGATATTGATGTCATCATTTGTAATCTCAATATCTTTGTTGGTAATATACTTTTTAATATCCATAAAATAATTTTTCTCCTTTCGCGACTAAGGAGTGCAATTTTTATTTGGTATACCATCTTATAGTTTATAGACATACAAGTCTGGTCTATTTAAGTTCGTTTATTTTGTCCCTGAGTGCTTTTATCTTTAAAGTACACTCATCAACACTTGCTTCATCTCCTAAACTTTTATAAATACGTCTATCTGATAAAAGTCGAGATTTTTCTAAGTCTAAACTTTGTATTTTTTGTTTAGTCTTATAGGCTTCTATATCTTCTGGAGAATTATACTTTTCTTTTTGGATTTGTGCTTT